CACATAACACACCCACTGGTCAAGGTCTTTTAATTCCTGTGGAAGATTATCAATTCTCGTCTGCATCCTGTCCCTCCAACTGATCTAAAACCCCGGACAGAACCAACGCAGTTGCCTCACAGACAATTGAAAACATGATCATGTCCACATGGTCAAACGGAACGTTCTGCGCCTTTCCTCGCTGCCCTGCGTCCTTCTGAGTGGTTGCCTGAATCAGGTCATATACATATTCCTTCAGTGCCGGGATATTAGCCTTCTGCCCGCCATCCATAAGGAATTGCCACATAGTATCTTTCAGATTATTTGCCGGATTGTTTTTCATTGATTGTCCTTTCTATTTCTGACTCGCTGATTCTCCATCTGCCATTATTCTGTTTTTCAGCCCTGAGTTTTCCAAGTCTGATCCATTCCCGGACTGTGCGAACCTTAATCTTCAAAAGATTGCTCGCCTGTCTGATTGTGTAATACATACTGCTGATACCTCCTTTCTAACAATAATCTCTTGCAAAATAATACCAGTTCTGTGACTTCCTTAAATCCAAGGAATGCGCCCAGCATTACATGTCCATTTGATACCAGTGCAATTGCAATGAACATGATCATGCACTTCAGCACCATTACCATATTTTCAAGCATTTCCTTCCTGTTGTAAACCTTCATTTTTTATCCTCCCCTTGATGTAAAAAAAATTAACGACTGTCTTAATGATATACCGCAATATAACAAATGTCAATATTTTTTTATATTGCGAAAACAAAAAACAAGGGTATTACGGCCTTGTGACCGCATACCCCAGTTTCTTATAATAGCGCTCTCGCTTCTTTTTCCATCCTCTGTACATCCCGAAATCATCTACAAAGTCAATTACATAGCCGAATTCCTTGCCGGGATGCTTACGCCCCACACGTCCTGCAGCTTGCGTAACAGTTGTCTCGTCTTTTTCTGGCGTAACAAACCATACATGCCTGAGATTCGGAACATCAAGCCCCTCCTTTGCAAGCTGATATGTAGCAAAGACACAACTTATTTCTCCATCATTCAACTTTCGCAGCGCTTCCTTTCGCTCGGCCTTTGCGGCTTTGCTGTTCCCCATGCCGGATAAACAAATGCATTTACCATTGAACTCTTTAGATAGACGTTCCAGATATTCAACACGATTTCCAAGAACCAATATTGCGCCTGAGTATGTATACGCCCTGTTAAGCATTTTTACTATATAATCAAAACGTTCCTGATTGCTGATCATGTCAGAAACAAGACTTGCATAATTAAGCGTACCATCACCTGCAAGAACAACATCTAAGTCCGGCTTATATCCAGTTTCCCAGAACTCCACTGCCACAGGACAGGTTGTATGAGCAACTTCTTCCTTGCTGACTTCGTGCACAACTCCGCCCAGTAACGCAAACATAGACTTTTCAAGTCCGTCCGCACGTTTTGGCGTTGCAGTTAGCCCGTATTTATACTTGCATGATATATTGCTCAGTACCTTATAAAACTGCATAACCTTAGTTGGGCTGCCTATAGCTCTGTGGCACTCATCTACAATAACAACATCCCAGCAATCTCTTAGCTGAGCCAAATTAAGTTTCGACATTGTCTGCACTGTTGCAAATGTAATGCCAGTACCTATCTCGACCTTACCGCCAGTTATCTTTCCGTAACTGGAAATAGGACAATTTAAAACTGATTTAGCACGATTTAAGCTCTGATTAAGCAAGTCCTGCGTGTGGGTCAGCCATAATGCTTTCCCGCCTATTCTGGAAATTAATTCAAGTGCTGTCTGCGTCTTCCCCGCTCCGCACGGCATTACAATTACTCCGTGAGCCGCACGTATTGCCGATTCTACGGCTTTTTCCTGATAGTCATATAAATTTATACCAGAGCCATACTTAAAGCCTTTAAACGGCTTCTGTGCGCTTACAAACGCATGCTGCGGATAACGCCGCATAAGTTCCGTTATACATCCATATGGCAAAACAATGTCTAAACCATCTTCCTGATACAGATATATTTTTTGCGGAATATTTCCTGTCCACAGACCCATATTTTTCTTTTTGTGGTACTCCGGGTTATCCAGTACAAGTTCTTCTTCGCACCAGTCCTTTAACTCAAGACTTGCGTCTTCAACCCTGATCTGACTGCCAACTATAAACTTCATCGACGTCTGCTCCTTTCCGCAGATATTTCTCTGCTTGTATGTTTTTAGCTTCTTTTCGTTTCTTAAATACTTCGAGTCCAAGTAAATATATTTCATTTTTATTCGCATAATCATTGCAGTCGTTTGAACATGGACAATTGTCCAACCCTCTTAACGTACAGCAATCAATACTTGCTCCCATATCATGTTCACAATGATAATGTACACAATCTCTTCTTATCATACGTCTGCTCCTTTCCTTAATCACCGTAAACAACTTCGTCCATTGCTTTTTTCATGAATCTGCAAGTGTACTTATGTTCGCAATCTCCGCACTTTTCGTCAGACATAACAAGCGAACCGTTTTCGTAATCATCAAAGCATTGCGCCTTTTCCGTCCCAAAATCTAACATCATCCACTCCTCACATCCTATTAATACCTCGGCTCATAATCATCAATATTCAAGTTCTCGCTGTCGCTAATAAAATCCTCTATCGCAATCTCTACATGCTGATGAATTTGATCTGCAAAAACTTCTAGATCTTCACATGATTTTGGTTTTAGTGCTTCACATAGTTCCATGATATATAGCTCCAAGCTAAGCCCATCGTTGTATGTCATTCGTCTGCTCCTTCCTCAAACTCTTCCAACATCCGCTTCACGAATTCCCTGTCGTTCATCTTCAGTGACTTAACAAATTCTGCATACGCATTATCACGTGCAGATGTGTCGTGTTTAACCGCTGAAAGCTGAATCATATTCTGAATCGCCCTGATAACTTCAACTATTGCTATGATCCAAATTGCTATTATCATTCATCTGCTCCTTTCCTGTCCATCTTGCACCCACATTTGGGGCAGAAATTAAAACTATGCGCTCCACAATCAAAACCACATTGATTGCACTCCCATAACATTGAATCTGGAATGTGACTTACTACCCATTCCCCATGCACCACAGGCTGAACGTCCGCGTCTGCCATGCCCATTTCGTACATCTGCTTATCGTGATCTTGCATCCATCCAATGCTGTGCAGATAATCAATCGCCGATTCCAGTGTTATTTCTGGCTGTGCGGATGTTTCCCATTTATCCCAATTGCTACAATCTTCTTCGTTATAGCAAAAATACGTGTCGTGATAATCGTTGTATTTTCCGTGCTTGCAATTTCTACAATCTTTTACGGCTTGTTCTGGCTGCGCGGATGGTTCTTGAAGCACCTTGTCAATACACTCCCACACAAGACTTACATCTTTTCCTTCTAGCGTTTTCTCAATTCTGTATTTGTTAAGAGAATCACACATTCCCTGTCTTGAAATCAAATCGCACGCATGCGTTTCCGCGCGTTCTTCCGTGCGTTTTTCGGGCTGTGCTGATGGCAGTTCCCTTATCATATCTAATACGACATTTGCTGATAACGTTGGTTCGTGCCGGTTTTTCCACGCCACATCATGCAACGTTTTCACACCATCAATCGCCGCCTGTCTGCTGATGATGTCTCCGACATTCGTGTCGGGAACATTGTCCTCGCCTTCCAATGCTTTGATTGCCATTTCCAGTGCTTCAAATGCGGCTTCGTTTATCTGCGGTTCCCATGCTTCTGGCTCTTGCATTCGCTTTAGCATTGCTATAGCTTCTTTCTTCGTCATGATTCTGCTCTCCTGTTCCATGCTTTTGAAACATTTTCTTCTGCTCTTTCTCTTGTTGCTCCTGCTTGCTGTATAGTACATCCGCACTTATTGCAATGCAGTGTGCATATTTCATGGTAAATACCAAATCTCTTTTTCTTGTCACGTTTGAATGAGATTGTGTAATCTGGATAACCTTTCATCTGATTCTCGCAAAACGGACATCTCTTCAAGTCACTCATTCTGTTCACCTCTCTCCATTTCCATCATGAAGCAATTTGCCGTATCATGCAGAAATCGAATGATTAGCTCTTCTTCCTCTGAAACAAATTCAATATCACAGTGACTGGTCAACCATTCAACCTGATAGTCATGAAAACGTTGAATTAAATCTTTGCTCCCTTCTACTTCCGGCATATCCTCAACGATACTGACTGCGTGCACCAATCCCTTGAAATCGTCGGTGTACCTGTATACGTTCCCGCCAACATGTTCTGCGATATTCGCATTTGCCGCCTTCTGTATTTCCTCGATAGTTGCGTCTTTGTTGATCAATCTCATTCAAAAAACTCCCATTTGTCTAAATCTATTTTGCCTTTAGCTTTAAGCACTGAATACGGAATAAACAAACACTTATCTTTATACTCTACTGCAATATAAGCATCTCCATTTCCACATTTGCTCCATTTCTCAAAGCAATATACTTGGTTGTCCTCTAATCTTCCAATTCTGAAAATATGGTCTTTGCTCGTTTTGCAATCCAGTATAATTGCTTCCCCGCATTTAACTGCAATAACATCACAGGGCTGCGCACCTTGGTTATCAGGGCTCATGAAATGCACCCACCAGCCATCCTCCGCAAGTTTCCTGCATACAAAATTCTCAAATGCAGTTCCAAGTTTTTTATTATTCATTATTGCTCCTTAATCCAAACAGGACGGGCTTTAAAACCCGCCCTGTAACAATCCAATTTATAACTCAAATGGTGTCTCCGGCTCTCCATCCGGAAAACTCATAAAACCATCTTCGCCTACAACTGAGCCGTCTGCATTTTTCCACGGCGGCAAATCTCCCTGCTTATCTGCCGCAATGAAATAGCTAAGTCTTGCTCGTCCATCATCATCATGCTTAACCATGCATGCTCCAACTTTTCCCTCCCAGTTCTTCATGTTGAAATCGCCTTCCGGGATATCCTTGAAACTGTCAAAAAATGATGTCAGCATTCTGTTTGTGATTTCAGGACGATCATCAAGAAATGTGATGTAATGGTACAGGATCTGAGAACTGCCGGACACGTCAAACTGCAATGCAAGCATATCGTTTCCCTTTTTGGAAATCGCCTTCTCTGACGATCTCACACGGATTCTGTACTTGCCCTCCGGCAACTGCTGAAACTGCTGTTCCTCTCTCTTATAATTCCAAGCCATCGTTACTCATCCTCCTTCATTTTTGTAACTGTAATCGCTGTGCCATACTCGCCTGTCTCAAGTGCCGTTGATGCAAAATCCATTGCATCTGCAGCTTCGTTAAACTCAAATAAAACGCTTCCAGATTCCTGTGCAAACGTCACAACATAATAACAAAACCGCATTTATCTGTCCTCCTTCTGAAATCTTGCAAAATCCTCGACCTTGCAATTTTTTCTGGAATCAATCTGATTCTTTGCGTATATATTCTGTGTTGCCTCCAGTAATATCCCGTGCTGATTATCCTTATTAACAAATATCTTGCCCACAACGTCACACAGACCGCAGATATTGTCCAGAATCTTTGCTGATACTTTCGGGATCAGTCTGGTGTACTGTGTTCCGTCAGGATGCGTAAAGTTCTCTGCAACCTCCCACGCAGTCCATACAACATTCACGCCCCATGATTTCATATACCTCAGACTGTTTACCAGTTTAAACTGCATGTACTGATAATCTGCCATAGCCGGGACACCTTTGTTTTTTCCCTTGCTGCCAAGGTCTGACAAAATGCACCGCTCCAGTTCGCTGATATTATCAACTGCAATTGTTTTTATTCCCGCAGCCTTCAGCTGTCCGTTCTTTGCGAACTCGCCCAGTTCCTTCAGCTTTGTTGTCCAATCATCAAACGTATTGATATTATCAATCTGCTCGACAAAAACCTTACTGGTATCTTTGACAATCTCTTTTTTTGCCAGTGTCTTTGTAATTGTCCTGTCCACATCCAGTACCAGTGTATTTCCATCTGACGCCTCAGCAATCAATCCAATTGCTGTGCTTTTGCCGACTCCCGGCGGGCAATATAACAACGCCGTATACTGATCATCCTCCCGGATAACATCATCCAGTTTCTGTAGATTCATAACCTTTCCTCCTGTAAAATTCTGTGTACTGCATATGCGGGTCATAGTTCATGCAGATGCCTGCATATTCGCACCTGCGTCCCCACAGCTTGCAGTGCTGCGTGTTACGGTAATATATGCCGCAGTGGTCTATTTCGTACGCTGTACGCATTAACTCATCTGCAAAATCATTTACTTCCTCATCTGTACGGGTCAGCTCTACAACCCGGATTTTATCGTCTGTGTCCTCGTCATACCAATGCACCATGCGCCAGTAGAATTCTTCCTCTGTTTCCGTTTTCTTCTGCCGCAGTAACGGCTTCTTGATAATGGTATAATAGACTTTACGCTTCCCGGACAAAAACATATACATCAGAATCTGTTCATCACGCTGTAAATCATACTCGTATTCTTCCAAATCGCCGGACGTTGTCTTGTGTTCGACCAGGCTGCCATCTTCTGCAATTCCGTCTGCCCGACCAATAAACATGCCTTTTTCGAGCCATTCCTCACAGGCTTTCACCTTGAACTTCGGGAATATATGCTTTCTGTAGGCAATTGCCATAGCCATTTCTTTTGAGAAATCTTCCTCGTCAGTCTCTGCAATGATGTTTCCATTCTTGTACAGGTTCTCTAACAGCTCATGGTATTTTCTGCCTGTCTTTAATGCATCGGGTTCACTCACCGGGAGCAAACCCTCAACATATTTAAACTCATACGCCCGCCTGCATGCCTTAAATAGCTTTACACCGCTGATACTGTGCTTAATCATCTTTATCACCGCAGAATGCCTGTTCTGCCATCTCCCGGATTGCTGCAACAAGTTTCTTGCCGATTTCATCATCTTCATCATCAACAAGTGTTTCTTCCGCCATCTTCACAATTTTCTTTACAAGGACTTTTTTTCCTGCTTTCTCAAAATCAATTTTGTCCGGCTCAAACACCATCTTGTAAAGATCGTCATGATTGTCTCTGAAAAACAACTTCAGGACCTCATAATTTCTCTCATCGTTGTCCCTAACTGATTCCGCAAATCCACGCACTGCACAAATCAGATCTGCCATGATTACGGAAAATTCTCCGCTGGCCTTTACGGAAATTTCGCCATCACTTGATTTAATTTTTAACATCTTTTTTCTCCTCTCTTCCAATCACTAACTCGATTTTTGCTACTGTTACCCGGCTGGGCGTCTGCGTCTCGTTCTCAATATTGTTAATCGTCTGCAGTGTAACTCCACACTGCTGCGCCAAGTCTTTCTGACTCAGCCTTTCCTTTGCCCGGTAAATAACCATTCGCTCTGCAAGTGTCATGTCGTTTCTCACCTCCTTGTCTCATGCCGTTTATACCATAATAAACCCTTTGCGCTACAATGTCAATATATATTTTTTATCTTTTTTATTTTTTTGTATCATTTTATATTTTTAGTGTAGGATAATCATACATTTTAGTAAAATCCCTTATAAGAGAAAATATATAGAGAAAGTTTACCAAAATGTAGGATAATCCTACACCTCAAGGCAAAAAAAAGATAGAGGAAATTAATCCTCTATCTTTCTCATAACCCCGGCATACAACCGGGGATTTATGACTTGCAGTGCAGTCATTAATTCATCCATAATAATCATTAACTCGTCTGTCTTCATGCCATATACTGCATCTGAGAACTCAGTGCCGCTATCATAAGTGACGGTATCAAAAACAGGATTCTGCACCTGTGGGCTTTCAGCAAATGAATATGTGGGCTTTTCCTCGGGACTGCCGAACATCTCCCTCTGTATAGTAAGAAATGCGGCAAGTTTGATGCATGTATTAGCATTGGGATTTCTTTCTCCATTACATTCAGCAATGGCTTCCTGAAGGTCTTTTTCTGTGATCATGCTGATCACCGTCCATTACATCTCGTTAATGATTCTCTGAATCTTCATTCTGCTCTGATCATCCGGCATTTTATCCATAATATCTCGCAGTTCTTCTGTCACGTCAGCTCTGGAGTATCTGCCCATAGCATCCCGTCTGCGTGGAGCATATGAGTAACGCCTGTTACGGGCATAGCTTCTGTCTCCGTCCATATTATAACTTCTGCCGTCCATTGGCATCATTGCGCCGCTGTATTCTTCCTCATACATTTCCTCGCCCTTCAGCAGGTTTTTCTTTGCGTGAGCAAGCGTATCCATGTACTCAACTTCAGTCATAGAAAGCTTTCCGTCTTTGTCAGCTTTGCGCTCAAGTTCGTCCAACTCATCACAGATATAATTAATCAGTTTATGCATAGTTTTCCTCCTTTCCTTTAAGCTGTCCTGCTGATACTTAAACTACCATCTACCACATTAATAAGCGGAGTGGGCACTGTTGCTGGATCTTCTACTGTACCGTTTACGTACTCCACGGACACTGTAAAGCAGCATCCACGGGGCACATCTACAGTTGCCCTACTGGTTACATTACCGTATTCATCGACCGCAGCCGGAGTATAAATACTTCTACTGCCGTCCCGGGCTTCCCCTGAAACCACGATCGCAGTTGCTATTGGCGTAATTGCCCCGTCTTCAGGAATGGCAATGTTTCCAGTAAATACAACATTGTATCTTGCAAAACAAGCTGTCGGATTATTGACGATACCACGCAGAACAAAAATCCCTGTGCCGCTCTGGTGAAAAACATAACCTTTGTTGCATGAGATAGAATCCACAAACGGGATTGCAGAGTTAAGCGCAACGCTTTCAACTGAATCTCTGGTTAAATATTCTGCCATGATCTCATCCTCCCATTAGAAATTGCCGCATCCGCATCCACATCCGCAGCCGTTATTCTGGTTGCATGTGAAAATCGGGGTACGTCCATATACAGGAGTGCTTGGAATCGGGCAATTCGAGAGTCTGTTGTAAAGCGCATCTGTTTCGTTTGCGAAGCCCTGCATAATCAGAGCGTTCTGAGCGGTCTGAGATGCCGCCAGGTTCGCCATATTAAGCTGATTCTGAAGACCAACGTTTTCGCGCTGAGCCTGTGCAAGCTGTCCTTTAACTCCATCCAGTTCAAGCTGACAAAGTTTGTCAATAATAGCCTGTGTGCCACGGGTCTGAGACTCGATTATATCCCGTGTATTCATCATGGACTGAGTACGATCCGCACAGTTCTCCGTTGCTACCGTGTACTTCAGGTCAGCAATTCCGAGTCTGTTCTCGCAGCAGCAGTCTGCAAGCTGAGACTGAACTCCATTAAAGCCCTGATTCATAGCTGTCTGAGTTGCGAACGCCTGCTGCATGTTAGCCATCTGCCGTGCATTAGCACCCTGCTCAACACCTGCGAAGCCGTTAGCAAGAGACATCTGAACATCCGAGCAACAGTTACAAAGCTGCGTAGACAGTCCCTGAACTCCGTCACGGATAGAAGTGATGTTGTCATTCATAAGCTGATTCTGAAAGCCCTGATTTGTGATCTCAGCCTGATTCATCCACGGATAAAGCATTGCGCCGTCTGCAGCAAAACCGCCTACTCCGCCACCGAATCCGAAGCCGTTACCCCATCCGCCGCCTGCAATCAGGAGCAGAAGGATAATCCAGCCCCAGTCTCCCCCGAAACCAGAACTAAAGCCACCATTTCCTCCGCCATACATCGGAGTAACAGGCATAACCATATCTCCGCCATTACCATCTGTAAGTGCCATTATTTAACTCCTTCCTACCGCTAACTTTTTGCGGTTAGTGGCTATTTAATAGCCAGTTATTTAGTTATATGTAAAACTCCCGTACGCTGAGTTTTGCATCTTTATTCAGAGATTTTATCTCTGTTTGCGGAACTGTTCCGCCATCTGAGTTGCCCGGTTGTAAGCATCCTGAGATACCTGTCCTGTGTTCATGAGATGTTGAATGATTGCATTCGGGTCATTGGATATATTCTGCGGGATATTGAGTTTGCGCTGCATCAGGAACTGTATTGGATTATTTTGCAGTGCTTTCAGAGTAGATAAAAAAGGATTATTCTGCATTGAGTTGAACAGCGGGTTTGCCATGATCTTTACCTCCGTTTCGTCTGTTGTTCATAGACTCCAGTTTTGTCTTTAACTCTTGTAATTCTCCTCTAATTTCAGTTAATTCGTCTTTTGTTGCATAACTCGAATTAACTTCAATTTGCGGCTGATTAGCAGACTGGTTATTCTGCCTGATCTGATAATCAAGAACTTTCATGCTGGGCATCCCGGATGCATCTGCAGATTTCAGGTAAATCACCTGATCTTCAGAATCCCACAGCTGCACTGTTGTGTTTGGTGCTACAAGATAAGCTTTTGCCCCTGCTTCTCCTGAAACCCAAATAATCCCGCTATTCTGTGACTGCGAGTTATTAGGCTGATTAGAAATAACAGGAGCCTGATATTGCTGCGGATAATACGGCTGATAGCCAATTGGAAAAGCGTTATTATATGCCATTTCTTAATCCTTTCTGTACCATACATAAACTGGTATCTCCCTGCTGGAATCCCAAGAATCAAATAAATCACCATTCACGACAGTTGCAACATGTCCGCCAAATCCTAAAACAAACGTGCCCACAGGATTGTCTCTCGCAAAGTCTGCGGCAGTATAGCATTCGGGGCATGTGTCGGGTATTGATTCCCTGTAAAACCCGTTTTGACGCAATACTGCGCCCCAGACACTGTCTGAGGAAGGCATATCGCCCATTGCATAACCGTTCGATGCAATTAGCCTGTAAGCGTCCTCCCAGTCGATTTTCAGGGCCTTTGCAATTGCCCGGACTGCGCAGTCTCCCACATGCCTGCCTGTTGGGTTCGGGTTGTATCTAATCCACATAAGCACACCTTATTTCGTTTAAGAATTTTTATGCTTATATTCTTACAAAAACAGCGCCCGCTGAGAATGAACCCAGCGGGCGCTTTAAGGGCGCTTTTCATGCACAGGCATATATTTGTATAAGAAAACCCCTAGAATTGATTCTAGGGGCATTTACGTTCGCCTGACGGCATTTTATTCTGTTATCTTTCCTGCGGTCTCGCCCACATCATACATCACGGGCAATAACTCAACTACCAACTCATAACCGTGTTTATCTTCCTTCCCGGCAATTGCATCTGCTAATGTACACAGGATCATCTTGTTTATCTGCTGATCATTGTCTTTAATCATATCCCAGATCTTTGCAAAATCTTCGCAACCGTCCAGAATATTGTTCAGTTCCCCCAAAATTTTTTCTGCGTTCATTATTCTCCTCCATAAATCACTTCGTCAATAAAACACTGCGCCTCGTGTACTGTGTCGAATACAACATCATCTCCATCATGCTGCACTGTGACTAAATCAAAATAGCTGTCTGTGTCAATCCATATTCCCCTGTAATGCATATAATTCCTTTCTGCCCGGATTACCCGCCGGGCTCGGGATAATAATTTATCTCATGTAGTTAACTGCTGCTTTAAAAAGTTCATTTGCTTCGTCCTTGTCAAGTGTGCGCCACACGTCCAACAGATTTGTAACATCCTCTCCGGGAATATAGGCGTTTTCGCCTAACTCGTAATGGTAATACATTTCTACAATGTACTGGGTTCTCTTTTTAATTCGCTTCGGCAGTTCTCTGTAAAGGTACTGTGCCGCTAACAGTTCGTCCTGTGTCGGCTGATATGTATCAACTTCAACTTCCATTGTCTTACAAACAACCACGATCTGCCCGCTGTACTGATCTTCATCTACCAAATATGCTTTTCTCATTTCCCGACCTCCTTTTGGGCTCTTGTGCTCCTCTTGATGATTCTATTATATGCCCTGCAAGCTCATATGTCAATATATTTTTTTAAAAAATATCAAAAAAATATAAGACCAGGAGTTACCGGGTCTTAATGTGTTTAAACAGCTTTTCCTGATTTTTATAAACGATTTTCTTGACCTGCCTGACTGACAGATCAAATTCTTCAGCCAGTCTGTCAAAGATTATTCCGTCCAGGATTCTGCGCTTCAGTATATTTCTGTCTCTTTCGCTGAATATCCATTCATCAATTAGATGTTCAATATCAGAACGTGATAAGTTATCAGGAATCATCTTTTCTTTGCTACCTTTGTCCCACGTACTCGTTTACGGTTTTTCTTTTTCTTGCGCCTGACTCTTACTACTACTATTCGTGCCATTGCTTATATCTCCATCATTGCCGATATAATTAGCAATACCGTTTTTGCCGTCAATATCTACGGACTCAGAACCCACATAATCGTATTGCATCCATGCAGAAAGCCAAAGCGCATTACTTGCAAATATCAGAACAATGGAAATTATCAGGGCAATTACAAGCCGCTTTATTGTCCGCTCATTCCTTGCCATCATTCCTTCATGCGCAAAATATGGCACTGACGGAGTGCTTTCCAGTTCCGATACTCTTTGATCGACAGAAATGCATTCTTCAAGCGGTTTCATGCTTTATTCCTCCCATTAAAGCATCTTATTGACAAGCTTCTGCACGGCATTGTATTTACTTCCAAGAACCGTTTTTCTGACATCTCCTGTGCCGTATTTACCCTGAATGACTTCTTTTGCCAGTGTTGTATTATCCGCCGCATAAATGTGATTAATGAAGTTCTGTACTTCCTGATAACGATTAGCAAGGGCTTTTTTACGCTCGTCTCCAGAACCGTATTTGCCCTGAAGAACCTGTACCGCAAGATCAAGTGTACTTCCTTTAGGAGCAGAATCTTTAGATGGTGTAGTTCCTTTTTTCTGTGTGTAAAACCACGTTGCCATTTTCGCAACAGGCGCATTCAGATCAATGTTTCCACCAATTCCCGGAACATACCCTTTGCTTGTAAACTGATGCAGATCAACTCCAACATGACACGGGTATGATGTGTTATATTTGCCGTTGTTTAAGCCGTATCTTGCTTCCCACCAAGCGCAGTTACTTCCACGATCTGCAATCACGTTTTTATACTTGCTGTATTCTGCGTACATGGTATAAAGCATGGTCTTATATCCTTGCTGATTTAACCAGTTAAGAGCCACCTGTACATTATGCGCAGAACTTCCAGATTCGTTATCTACAATGTAACCAATGAAATATTTGCTTTTCTTGCTAATTCTCTGTTTGCATACCTGAACCAAAAATTTTACTTGTTCCAGTTCATTTCCTTTATTCAGAAAAGTATATAGCCAATACGGTATTCCATAATTTTCACAGTTAGCAATAAAACTGCCAAGTGTAGGGTCAATATAACTCGTGCCCTGTGTTGCCTTAGAAATCAAAAAAGGACAGTGTTTCTTAACTTCACTCCAGTTCTGCACTGGATGATAATGACTGATATCGGGATAAAAAACAGTAGCCATATTATTTCCCCGCTTTCTTCAGTCTGTTCATAAGCTGATCACCTTCAATAGCTGCCTGAGTATATGAGTTATTCTTCCACCATGCCCACAATGCAGCAACGATTGTGCAGACTAGAGAAATTACCTGCTCAAGCTGTTCATCTGAAATAGGCAGAATGGCTTTCCCGGCAATACTCAGAGCCTGATTAATCAGTGCAAGAATCAGGATTGCAGTTCTCACAATTGTACTTGTCTTAATTTTCATGTTGCCCCTCACTTTCCATCATCATTTTGTGCGTGTTCTAAATCATCAATCCTGTGATTTGCTACTTTGATCTTTTCTTCCTGTACTTCCATACGGGTTTCAAGAGCATAAGTTCTGCTGATCACAGAGTTGTGTTTATCTACTTTCTTTTCCAACTGTTCTATGCGATAGTTGGTCAGCTTATTTGCCGTCAGGATTCCCGCAACAGACCCAATTGTTGTGCCACATAAAGACAGCAATCCGATTATGATTTCACTTGCCATTTTCAGCCCCTTATTAATACGCCAATTCCTGAAGCAAGTGTAACATAAAATTATTATTCCAGTCAATTACAAACGCCCGTCATTTCTGACGGACGCTTGCTAGGATAAGGAGAAAGATTGATATGAAAAAAGCACAGAGCTTGCAGACCCTGCGCTTTTCCTCATAAGGTAACTGAGTAATGTTAGCCTTATGCCGGTTCATCGCAGATATTATAACACGAATAAAATTGATCTGTCAATTATTCTGTCGGCTCTTTCTCTGTCGGTTCTTCCTCCTCTGTCGGTTCTTCCACAACCTCTCCTACTTCAGGAGTCGGAGCAGGAGCATCGTGATGGATGTACTCTTTGTAACCCTCAACAGGATCAAGGTTTTCGTCCACGATTGCCACTTCTGCTGTCAGGACATCAGGAGCGTTCCAGAGGGTCTGACAGAGTCCGTGATATGATACCTTTGCAGATGCGACATCTGCGAATCCTTCTGCGTGAATTGAATAGCTACCATTGATTACTTTAACGATTGCATACTTCATGGTTTATTCTCCTTTCAGTGAAGTGCTGTGTATAATTCATCTGCTATTGTTGTGACGGTATAGTTGGTGTTAAGTGTAAATGTTGCTCCACTCGCAATAGCCGTCTTAGCCTTGCAGAACTTATTATTCAACAAGAAATACTTTCCAACTGCATAAGCCTGAGAAGCTGTCGTGCCTGTTTCAATCGGAGCAATCATACTCAAATCCAGATTCTCAAGTTTTGCTCTTAAGTTCTCAGGATATTTTGTGTAATGTCCTACAGGTACGAGCGATGTGCTGATAAATTCCTCTGTGCCGTATGGATCGCAAATTTGCGGGTTTGTGTACGGTTCGGCTGTTTCGGTTGTTGGTGTGGCAAGTTCGTATACCAAGTATACGCCTGACATTGCGGATTTGAAGGATGCGGCTGTTGTATAGCCAGAATCCGCAATAAATATAGTTTGTCCACCAACAGCAATCGTCTTGTCGTATCCGTTCTTTGCGACCTGCGCTGATGTAGCAGCTCGGTAATTCCCGCAAAAGATATTTGCAACCTCAGATGCGTTGCTGAAGTTTTTCATGCTGTACAAGATATAATCAAAATACCCATATGGTAAAGTAGATGTTGGAGCGTGATATGTCCAATTCAGCGTCCCTAAATCCACAATGCCATACTTCCTCGTAACCGTCCCATCAGCCGCATAAGTATCTCCATCGAAATAAAGCTGATTGTTGGAATCGAGTTTCGGGATGCCTCGGAGTGTGAGGGAGCTGTCGAGTGGGTAGGTGTGCTTGGTGTAGGGTTCAAATGTTGCATCAGATACAGACGCAAGGCGGAGCATGGGTTTAAACACAAGCCCGTTTACGTTTGTTCCAGATGCAATTCTTATGCCAATACTGGAAAGCGCTCCTGTTTTTTGAATCGAAACGCCGCTACCATAATCAAACAACCAAGCACCATTGTGATTTATCTGAATTCCATATTTTGAATAAGATCCTCCAGACGGGCAACCGCTCAATATATAATTTCCGTTTTTAATATCAGATAACTGCGTGTCGCCAAAATAAAAATATGTATTAGCAGACGCGGTTCCGCTTAAACTTATTGAACCATCTTTATTGACATTAAACGAAACTCCATTACTGACTGAGCTGCTTGCTGTCATGTTCAGCAAATTCTTCCCAACCGTCTCCTTCGCACTCACCCCGCTTACATGCCGCATTGTGCCTGCGTCATAAGCATAATAATCCTCAGGAAACAGCTTACGGAAGAATGCCACGCCTGCGCCTGCTCTACTCTGTTCAAGGGAATAGATGTAGTCGGCTATGGTTGTGCCGAACATCTGTGTCAAATCACACACCATATCCGAACCGCTTGTCAGACCTGTGATTGCAGTACCTGTGCTTGAGCCGATGCTCCATGCAGTACCCTTTTTCAGCATATACTTATGACCGCTCGTGACCGTGACAGATGTGCCGTTGCAAAGCTGATTCCACACCGCTGATCCGCCAACAATCTCCTCAATCGCCCTGTCAGCGCCGTTGCTGTTGGTCTGCCTGTACAGGTATGGTGTCTGGTCTATGGTGTAGTTGTCGGAAATAAGCTGATCTGCTGATGGTGCATTTCTGTTGTCAATTGCATACCCTGTCGCTTTTGCATCAGCGGCTTTATCCTCAATTGTAAGCGTTTTATCTGTCTGAACTGCAACGGCATTATAAACTCCGCCATCTGTCCATGCAGAACCGTTCCAGTAATACCAATGCCCCGCAGTATAGCCTGATTCAGAGCCTGTATAAACGTATACTTTTGTCTTATCCGTCATAGCTGAAGCAGTTGAGGCTGTCAGCGGGCTTCCGTATGCCGCTGATCTTGCGTCCTCTGCGTACTGCTGTGCTTCTGCAATAATACCATCCAGTTCACTATTAGAAGGAATCACACCTGATTTTACAGGATCAGCATCTACAATGATTTTGATCTTAATCGTTGAAAGCGTATTTCCGCCATTGATGATTTTAAGCTTTGCAAACCACGTCCCCGCAACAGCAGTCATTTGAATGTTTTCATTGACCGTTACGGTATTACCGCTGACCGTTCCTGTTGTGCTGAATACAACGCCATCAGGCTTTGTTCCTGAGAATGTTGCCGTACTGCCAGACGGGAAATCATCTCCCGCAACATACAACCTGAGAACACGTCCGTTCTCATTTTGCGAAAGATAGATTTCAGGATAATCCTCAGTTGGCGTTACTTGTACTATCTCATCAACATTCTGAATATAAGCCATACTTCTCTCCTTTCTATTACATCACAACAAAAGAAAATGATGTTGATGCATTGGTTGATGCACTGACTGCAGAAGAATAGTTATAACATTCTATTTGGCCATTGTTGTAAACTGCCAGTCGAAATTGCGGGGTAAAACTGGGCGCTCCAAGCAAATGGTAAATCGTGTGAATTGGTCTCCAACCCTCTGGAAGCGTTCCAATGATATTAGAACCCGCAGACACCCTATTGATATTTACAACAGTCAGTGTAACAACTTTATTATTCTTCTGAGCATAAATATATGATGCAGACGTTGTTGAAATGCTGATATCTTCGCTTTTAGACATTTCTGTTAATGTTTTCGCAAGAAGCTTTTTTAAGTTAAGCATCTCATAATAAATAGTCCCGTCAGATTTTAGATAATCAATCGTCCAAATGTTTTCCAGTATTTCTGTAAGTTCCGCATCTGAATAATAATCAAAATTATCTCCGTATCTGCCTTGCGTATCTAACTGCATGTAAGGCGTTCCGCCCCATGTTACGCCGAATGCATTAGACGGCTGAAACGTTCCGTTACCCATCAGGAATCCGAATCCCGATTCAACAGGTGAATCCACATCTTTTGAATTGCGCCCGATTACCATCTGATTTTCCTCTGTGGTATGGGTATCTCTTCCAAATGCTGCAGACAAATCCTCCGTAGCTGTATTGTTATATCCAGTTACAAAGGAATAATTGCCTTTAGTTGAACCAGAAACCCTTTTTCCGAATGTGTATGACGGAGTCCCAACTGCTATACGGTATTTAACATACGTACTGTCTGCATAAAGAAGAAGCGTTGCTGATGTATATGAAATCCTGTAGTAATCAAGGATCGTTGCCGCCTGTGCCGTGTTAGGAATAATCGTAATCGTCTGTGCTAATGCATCATATACTTCATAGCACTGATACGGATAAGAAGACCCCTGATTTCCATGTGTTGCACTTGTTCCCGCAGTAAACGAAAACGTGTACCACTGCCCCGCAAAATAAGAACCTGATATTGTAGTACCCGCCGCAGGTGTTGAAGTAAGCTCTATTGTATGTCCTGTAAGCGGAAGCGGGATATTAGCCGATTGATCAACTGCATCCCACACATCATCCCTTGTTCCTTTTTGCTGTACAACTGTCTGCGTTGATCCGCTTCCTGTTGTAGTAAGCAGAATCGTTCTTGTCGTGGCATTATACTCACATGTGATGGAATTTCCGCCGTTTGTATAAGTATCAGTACTGCTTGAATCTGCACTGACCATAAATGTATGTACTGGCGGATTACTTGAAACGGTTGCTTCTGTGATAGGTAATACACAAACAACAACTTGCATATCGGTATGAACTATGGGAGTTTTCTGTAACTGATATTCCAAAGTGCGGTTGGTCAGCATATCGTAATCATCTTCACTAAGGGCTTCGTACTGCCACATCGCACCGCTTTGCCCTTGTGTTATTTCTCCCACAAGACCGTTGTAATCATCGTAAAATTCCGTTGAGTCAGGTTTGACTTCAACACGGGATTCATCTTCTTTTCCTATCCGCGCTCCACTTGCTCCAAATTTCGCAATAATATTGGAATCAGAGTTTCCTGCGCCATCATAAAAAGCAATTCCCGGAGACGTACCTGTTAAGATAGCAAGGATTATATTTGTTCCACGTCTAAACAGCATTCCCAATGAATTCCACAACGTGTTTCTTGTTGCCGCAGGTGTTTCAGGCTCAGATGCAACATGTACGCCGTTATCATCAGCCCAGAAATACTGTCCTGTTGCTTCCGCAATATCCTCAGCATTTCCCGCCGTCCTTAGCGCCTGATATGCGTTACTGTTAGCGTCAGTAAGTGCGTTATCAAGAACAGGATTCGTGTATGTTACCGTGTTGTCAGTCCAAGTAATTCTTGTGCGTATCCAATAGTATTTTCCTGCAACATACGTTTGTGGAGTAATCGACCAAGAGCCGCCAGATTGCGTGCTACTAGATGTGGAAAGGTAATATTCTCCTCTAAGAGCAGATACGCCTTTGCCCGTTGCTCCTGTCGCTCCCGTTGCGCCAGTATCGCCTTTTGCTCCTGTTGCTCCCGTATCTCCTTTTACTCCTTGAGGCCCTTGTATTCCCTGAGGTCCTTGAGGTCCTTGTATCTGTCCTACATCTTCCCATGCACTTCCGTTCCACACGTACAGGTCTCCGCCAACCATATAGGCATCGCCAAGTGAACCTGTTGGATGTGCCGCCTGTAATTCTGCAAGCGTATTGTAAGAGCCAAGAATCGTTACGGAAGTACCGTCTGCCCCTTTTGCTCCCTGAATACAGGAAACATTAGAAACAAAATCTTCCCCGTCAATCGTTGTAACGGTACGTTGCCAGATATATTTATCTGCTTCCCAAGTAGGTGAATCAGACGACCATCCAGATGTTGGCGCAACTGTGGCACTTGTTCCTTTTGCGTACTGTACAACTACATTTGTCACGGCTGTCTCGTTTATTTCTTCGACTGCCTGATATACAGTTGTAACAGAGTCTACAACCTCCGATATTCTTTCTGTGTTTTTAGAAGCGTTTTCAGCAACCCTGTCCAGAACTTTATTTGTGTTCTCAATTTGCTGAATTGCCGAATAAGCTGTTGTATCATCTGTCGGCGGAGAAGTTGCATTACCGATGATAAATGCAGAACCGCCGCTAACCCTTACCTGTACGACATCTCCTACTTTTGCACCAATTGTAAGAGCAACCTCTGTTTCGTCAACGCCTCCGGGAATATGGACATATGCTTTATTCCCTTCTATTCTCGTGATTGTTGCAGGTGTATCGTAAGCACTGGTTTTGGGTTTGTTAGAATCCTGTATAACCTGAGTGAATCTTTTTACGATATCTTCTACTTTTAAGCCCATATCACACCTCTAAGATTTCTTCAGATGTTCTTGCCCCGTATCCAAGTTCAATGCTTTGTTCGCTGACAACATAAAGTCCGTCAAGCCCCTGTGCGGGATAATGAAGCCTCACAACATCTGTAGGAAATATATCTGGTACATATCTTCTGTCGTATGATGCTGTTTTGTTTACCTTCTGTGCTTCGTCCAGTTTTCGTTTGCTGTATTGAGCAAGACTTTCTTTGTTGGAAAGATTGCAGTTGGTTTCCTGTACCCAAACTTCCCTGCCCCTGTTTACCGTTGACAACGGACTGTCAGGAGAATCATCTCTCGCTATTGCAGTTAAATCTCCGCTAATCGCCATATAAACGTTAGGACAGTTAAAAAGATCGTAGTTTACTTTGATTTCTGTTTCTATCAAGTCATTTACAATCGGGTCAAAACTCGCAACTGGATCAGCGGAATAATTACAGATAAAGATCGTTCCATCACCCAAAATCCTGAGTCTCCAGTTTATCGCTGCTAAAATCTTTTCAGCCATTGTCAGTCTGGTTTCTGACTCTTCCGCCACAATGGAATTTGCTAAAAACGGATAGTCAGTTACCTCTTCAACTTCAATCGGAGCAGGAGAAACACCAAGTAATTCTTTTACCGTCTGTGTTCCATTTGCTCCAGACGGAACATACCAACCTCTCGGAAGATAAACATCATCTGCGGGTTTCAGCACAGAATAACATTGTAATTCATTGCTATGCCTTGTTCCTTTGATATTATCGTCAGGACTGGTAGCAAGTCCCGTAAACATCGCTACATGCGCTCCAGAGCCTGACTGACGGGTATCAAGGTATAACCTGATCCATCTTTCAACACCTTGCTCGTAATTAACGCATTTGACATCCGCAGACTGCATAAGCCCTGACGATTCGTTTTTGATTGTTCCACCTGTTATCTCAATTCTCTGTTCATCACGCCACGTAACAGGATCAACGCTTGTCATGTAGTATGATGCACTGTACCCCTTCGACCAATCCATTAATTATACTCCCTGTTCTACAAACCAGTCTTCGTATGTAAGACCATCCAACTCCTCAGGATCAACTCTTGTAATTTCAAGCGAGAACGAAGCAACCATTCTGCCAGTTTTGTGATCATAATCCTCTGATACCTGAATATCTGCCGCATAACTCGACCCGTCTGCCGTTCTCACATGGCATATGCCTGTATACTCAGCAAGCCGCCGCATCGCCTGAATTGTGTCCTGATCGGTGAGCGTAAGAGCAACCGCGTCAATACTTCCAGTCCTTAAAACGCCGCTGTTCCAGTCGCCCTGAATACTTCCGCCAAGATATCTCGTTTCCTCGAAATCCTTTTCCCATTTACTTGAAAGATCAACGTTCCTAGAAAGGTTTACCCTGTCGCTTCCAAAATCAATTACAACGCTGTACTGCGTGTCTATAGGATCATAGGTATCAACCCACGCAAGCTCATTATCTTCCGTAATGAAGTCGCCGTTTATCGTCCTGAAAACAAACCTGTGTCCACCGTATTCTCCTATTACTGGATAAGGATCAACATACGTTGTGCCGAACTCTGCTCCTGAGTAAATAAGCGTAGGTTTATCAACGCCTAATCTGTAAATATCGCACACATCCCCTGTGAGTGTACCTGTCGGAGCAATCGGTGTAAGCCTTGTTACCATATTGAAGTTATCTGAAACGGTTTCAGCATCTGGAATAATAGCCTGATGATCCCAATGTACTTCAAAGTCAAGATACGTTTCATCCTTCTGCCCAAGGTTGTCCTGAACCGTTGCAACAATCTTGTACTTTGCCCCATCATCTAGTGAACCAATGATATAAGGGCTGTTCTGCGCAAGGCTTATTGTATCTTCTCCATACTGCTTAACAATTGCAATTGTTTCGCCTTCATATCCATTAAACTCATTTTCGTCTGGTCTTGTTACATGATAATCATCTGCCCTGATAATTGATAACATTGTCTGTCCACCAGAACCTGCACCTGATATGGTAACATTTAACGGCATTTGAGTAAGACACCTCGTATTGCCAATAAGCACATTATCATCATCATAAATATTCTTAGTAACAAGAGACGTACTAGTTATACTTGCAACAAGCGGTTCTGCAACCGTAATAGACTTTGCATCACTCCAACCATCAGATAAATGACCAGACGCAGAAGTAACCTGTACAGCAAGCGCATGTGTTTCTCCCGCACTCCAGTTAAGCCCTTCCTCGGATGTATCAAGTGTTATATGCTGAGCTGTTTCTGTATGTGCAATCGGTGTATATGTAGTAACGCCACCTTGCGTTGTAACCTCTGCTATTTCCGCATAAGACTGTAGCGTGCCATCCGTTGACATATAAGCCCACGTTGCATTGAAACTTTCCCCAACAACAATTACGTTCTTTGATAATGCCAGAACAGGAATTGCAGGAGCAGATGAAAGATCAATACTCTTTATCTCAGAATAATCGCCGTAAGTAGTATTTCCTTCGACTATTTTCAAAAGTCTGACTCTTACATACCAAGTAATTCCTGTTGCAAGTCCTGATATATTCAGCCTTGATGTTCTGGCATTATTTACTGTATAGGTTGACGGCTCGTCCGTAGATTCCCACGCATCAGAATGGCTTGACCAAGATACCTCTGCCGCATTTGCTTCTCTCCAAGCCCATTCCCAAGTAACGAGAACCGTGCCAAGGATATCAGATCTTGACAGCGTTACATTTTTCGGAGAAGCGGGAATTATTCCGCCTGCTGATATCGCAGACGATCTCATATTTGCATTAATGGAATAACGCCTTACACTATCAACCTCAGTATATGTTGCAGAACCCTGAGCCGCATAAACCTCAATGCTTACATCGCTTGCATTATCCCAATTAGGACACTGAACAGTTGCTGATGATTCACCGTGCGGTATGATTCCAATATCAATACCGTTTACATCGTCTGTTGTCTTGTACCGTATAACAAGGAATGAATCAGGAACACTGGAATTATTCGTTGCGTTTACAGTCATTCTATAGGTTGATGAATCAGGTACAATCGACAGGTTGCTCGGAACACTTAACACACCTTTTGCGACCAGATATGACTGTCCATATGTAGTATTGTTGTCGTGAATATTATTAACACGGACATACATACACTCATCTTCATCAACCGATCCGCTGACCACACGCTCAATTTTGTCTGCTCCGCCAGTGTTTTTTACGTTTCCCACATTTTGCCAAGACAATCCAGTCGGGCAAACCAGACCCGCAAGTGGAGTATGAATTACATATTCAATCTCAATCTCGTCAATGGGTCTTGCAGAACTGTATGCCGTTGTCCATCCAACTATAATCTTATACGCATCAGAATCAGTTACACGGCTTGCTTTTGTTACCTTCGTGTCTATCTTTGTCTGATATGGAGAACTATACGCATGACTTGAATAAACCCAACCAGATTCACCCGCAGTACCTCTTGTCATTACCCTGAAATGTCGAATATAAGCCCCGTTTGCAAGTGTTTCTGTTTGTTCAGTAATAACCTTACTTGCACTTAATCCGCCCGTACCTGTCTGCCATCCAGTCTGTCTGCTGTCCCAGTAACCTGATCCGGGTTCTTTTGCAAGAATGGATTCCCACTTTACATCCCTCGCCCATTTATGCGCATCATCGCCAACGCTCCAAGTGAATGTGGTTTCATGTGTCGGTGTCTGATTCATATTAACAGCCGCTGACAAAGAAGGTGCATTTGGAGCTTGAAGCTGAAATTCCTTTTCAACCCACTTCGACCACTGTGCAGGTACTTTTACTTTTTTCTTTCCAGACTTTTCCTCATGTGCTTTAAGATACCCGCGAACTCGAAAACGTACCGCAATCAGATAAGTGCCGCCAACAGGTTTGAAACTATTCAGATTAACAGTTTGTGATTTGGATTTCGTATTTTTATTGATGCTGATAGATATCCAAGATGAAGATTTTCCAAATGCGTAAACCAACTGATATTGTAGCTGTTGCTTGTCATATTTTTCTCCAAGCTTCCAACTAAATGTGAACTGATTTCCGCTTCTTGAAATTCCTAAACCACTAGGGTCTTTTATGCTTGAAAGTTTAAGCTTTGTTGTTTCGCTTTTAGCCATTACGCCATCCTCGTTCTCAATCTAACCTGTCGCAAAGCTCTGTCTGCAAATTGCTCTGGATTCTCTGTTCCGTTTGCGTTAAAGGTAAAGTAATTTACTACACTTCCTTTTCTTTCAGCATCTTTAGAATCATCTCTGATTGTTGTAACAACCTCGCTGTCTCCAAATCCAACATCTCCAAATCCGCCAAATCCTGTAACAAGATCATCGTTAAGATCATCCATCGCATTATTTACAAGCGGAACACCATCTTCAATACCTTTTGCAATACCTTCGTCAATTCCAAGACCAATGATCTTTCGGAATACTTTAGACGGTGAATTAATTCCTAATGCAGATTTCGCCCTGCTCAGAATGGTTTGTACAGCACTCGCCATAGCATTAAGTGCGGCACTCAACCCCGCCCTGATACCGTTTGCAATACCACTCATGATATTAGAGCCGATAGACGCCCAGTTCGTTCCAGTGAATTTAGCAATCATAGAGCTGATCGCACCTGCAATAGCACTAAGAGCCCGTGATACTCCCTGCCCGATACCAGACGCAATCTGCCCAAGCATTTTAATACCGTTCTGAAGGAACTGCGGCAAACTTGAAACAATCTTCTGAACAATCTGTGAGATACCCGTTCCCATTGCGCTGACTGCATTCGGGATATTCTGGATAATACCCATAGCGAAATTTCCCGCTACTTGCAGACCGTTTGAAAGGAATTCAGCCAGATGAGAACCGATATATGCAAGTATCTGCATCACTACACTTCCAAATGCAGAAAGCGCCTGCGGAGCATTCTTAACGATACCGCTTGCAAGTTTGCCTACAAGTTCAGCACCCTTTGAAAGGAATCTACCCAACAGGCTTGTAATCCTGTCAAGAATCTGCGTTACGGTCATATCGCCCGTTATTCCAAGCAATCCTATAACTGACTGGAATCCTGCAATCAGTGCCTGAACTATCTGTGTAGCGATACTTGCCCAGTCATACGATACGATTGTCTGAACAATCATCGGTATTGCATCCACGAGAGCCTGTATGATCGTCGGTAACGCCGCAACCAAACCCGCAACAAGCTGAGTTGCCGCCTGAATCAACGGCGGAAGAATTGTAGATATCAGTGTTGGAAGTTTCTCGGAAATAATTGGAGCAACCCTTGTTATAAGGTCGCCTATTCCAGATAATGCATTCTCAATTACAGGAAGAACATTCGTCATTACTGTTTCTGCGGAGCTAACAACGTTATCAACCAAAGCCCCTATATCAGCATTGCCGTCACCAAGTCCTGCAAGAAGGTTGTCCCATGCCCCTTTCAGCATATTAAGGGAGCCTTCGACAGTTCTACTTGCTTCTGCGGCTGTTGTTCCTGCAATTCCCTGTTTTTGCTGAATAAGATCAATGGCTGTTACAATATCAGAGAAACTATCAATGGATAAATCTGCTGCCTGACCATTTGCCGCCGCATACTCATTAGCGTCCTGAATCAGACGCTCCATTTCTTGCTTAGTCCCTCCATATCCCAGTTTTAGATTGTCCAACATTGTGAAGTTGGATTTCGCAAAACCTTGAAAAGCCCCCTGCACCATCCCGATATCTCCGCCAAACGTATTGAAGTTATCGGAAATAGCACGCATAGCAACATCTGTTTGCTGAGCTGCAGCCATGGTATCTCCACCAAGTGAATTGATCAAGGCCGCAGAAAAAGATGTGGCTGTCTCCATATACTGGTTTGCAGACATTCCAGCAGTTGCATATGCGTTATTGGCATTTTTCAGAACCTCGTTCTGAGCCGCCTCAAGCACCTTCCATTCACCGCTTGCTTCCTGTACAGACTTGCCTACGCTCTTAGCATATTCCTGCACGGACATTCCGGCATTACCATAAAGCTTCTGCACGCCGCCGACCAACTGCTGTTGTTCTGCAAAACCAGATACCGCAGATTTTGTCATGAATCCAACCGCAGTAGCCGCCGCACCTAAAGCAACAGATGCGACTTTTCCGGCAGTACCAAGACCATCTTTTAATCTTTGTCCGAATCCTTTTCCTTTTGTTTCGGCATCATTAAGACCCTGTTCATACTTAGATGCATCAAGGTCAATAGTCGCCATTAAGTCAAATACATCCATGCGCTATTCCTCGCTGAGATTGCGTAAGCCAGACTTTACATGTTCTATGATTTCCTCTGGCGTTCTTATTTCTTCAACCTCATATATTAAGTCATAATATCTTCTATCTAGTTGCCCTATTGCTTTTAATGCATCCGTAACGTAAAGACGGTACATACGATCACGCTTATCTGACTCATATCGTGACTGCATGTACCGTATAAAGGGCTTTATTTTGTTACGGTTGCCTCGGTACTCTCCGTAGCAGAGCCAGAAGCATTCCCTTCCTGATTCTGACCCTGCGATGAAAAAACCATCTGTACGTCAGGGTCGTTCAGTAACTCTATTAATTTCAGCGGCAGCGTTACCAGTGGCGGATTATATGTATCTGGATTTTCCCCATCGAGAATTGCCAATATCTTCAATACTGCCTTTTTGTGATCTTTAATCGCCGCTTTGATCGCCAATAGTTTCTGTTCTGATCTTACTAACTTCACCACATTTTCGTCAGTCATGATCTCTGCGGCGGGTTCAAGAATATCAGCCAAAACGTCAAGAGCCTGTTCTCCCCTGACATCAGATAGTTTTTTCATAAAGCCCTCCTTTTACTTTATGATGTTGCACCAGTTGCGCCTTCTGATCCTTCATAAGAGTAAAACTCCATCGGAACAACATTCTGAGAACGGATAGATACGTGACCTGTAAGTTCGATTGCAAGCTGACCTTTTCCGTTCTTTGTAGTCTGAAGCGAGAAACCAGATGTTGAAAGAGCATTCATAAGCTTAACAGCAACAAATCCACCATCCGCTCTGTCACCAACCCACCAAATAGCATCCTCAAAGTCGCCCTGTTTCAGATCACGTCTCGGCGTTACCTTGTTTCCTGTAGTATCAGCAACACCAAGCGATAGCTTAATTGCATTTGCCGATACCCCAAGAGCCGTTGTTGCAAGTTTGCACTCCCACCCATCAAGGTGCTTGTATTCCATCATATTCAGCGGTACATTATCCACATCCTCTCCAAAATCAGAGAACGTAGGAACACAGGTTGCATTAATTCCGCCTGTAGTAGCCGCAATAATCTGATCATCAGTCGGCTCTGCCGGATTCTCGGGATCAAAGTCATTCAAAAGAACACCTGCGTCAAGCTGAAGCTCGTCAAATGCATCCTGAGAAATCTTTGTAAACATTCCCATTGTTATTACCCTTTCTTAATACTTAGTGAAATACTCAGCGAATAAAGTAAGATAAATGCGTTTAACCAAATTATTATCAGCCTCATCCGCCATTCTCTGAGCAAACTGTGAGTCTCTTTGCTTTGCAAGAAAAATATACTGCCCATCATCTAATTTTACAAGTGTCCATCCGGCAAGCCGTCTCGATATCTCATCTACTTTTTGAGATACATCTTTCCATGATGTCCCGTAATACCAGACAGATGCACTCAGTGGAACAATGTCTTCAAATCCGCCAACTGCGGCCTGATATGTTATATAAGGCATCTGAGCATCATCAGGAACACTGTTTTCATCATATGCCGGGATTCCAAACGACTCCCAGAATGATTGTAGTCCTTCCCATTTATCCATTCTGCAAATCCCATTCCTCAGCCGTTACCTGACGCATATTCAGGCTTGCACTTCTCGGTGTTTTTTTATCATCGCCATCAGATGTAACCCGGAATATTTTTCCGTCAGACAGACGTTTAAATACATCATGATACTGTAGATTAAGGGCTTTCAATGTGGTTACTGTATACAATGCAGTAACACCCATCTTCTCAGCGGTTCGTGCTTCCATTGATGTATCCAGAACAATAGCAGCATCTATTTCTGCACCTTCTGTCCATGTGGAAACATATCCACCATAACCATCAGGCTCCGTGTGCTTATCCATCATTACACACGGCTCCATTGCTTCTGTTAAGAGACTCATATCTTCCTCCATTTATTCAAGCGGCTTGCAAATGCTGCCTGCCATGTCCCGCCATTGCCGCCTGACGTTCCTGTTCCAGAACCGCCTCCAGATTTACTGTAGCTGTATCCGCCAAAAGACTCTGAATTATACGGGGACATATTAACGCTGTCAACGCCGCCATACAGTCCAATCCACTCGTCTATCTCACCGGCAAGGGCAATGACTTCAGGAGGAACAGCCATTGCCCATACAACGCCTTTAAATTCTTCATCAACAAGAGAATCGCCTTCCACATTCTCAGCGTATTTATGCACGCCATCATTAAACGTACTGCCGATTATGCGGTAATACTGATTCGGTTTTAATTCAAATTCAGAATCTCCACTGATAACCCCGCCTGATATGACAAAATTACCAGTGAATTTATCCTGATATGTATCAAACCAGTTCCTCAGTTCCTGACAAATCTCCGTCAATCTCAGCATCTTTCTTACCTTTCGCCGCTTTCTTTTTCGGCTTTTCCTCTGTCAGCGGTTTTTCTTCCTCAATCAACGGCACACCCTGCTTGTTGCCTGTCCCAAGCAAATCTTCGATGCGCTGATCTTCCGGCGTATAGCCAGAGCGGGGGAACTCGTCCCCCACCCTGTAGATTGTCCGCTGATCATCACAAGAATCAGTGAAATCCCTTATAACTTTATACATTATCAACCCTCAGCCGGAGTATTTGCTGCGGTAGCGATATACAGGCTATACGGGTTGTACAGAACGGGCATGAACAGAGTAGAAGCTTTTGTCCACAGGACAGCCGGATCATTCTCTGCCCACTGAGTAATATAGACAAACGGCTTTTCTGTATTTGCCTGAGATACCTGGAGCAGCTGAGATACATCTGTTTCCGGCGGGTCTCCCCACAGGCCTGTGCCCAGTCTTCCGCCAACATTAGAAGCAAAGAACGTAATCTTATCCTGAGGATAATAACGCTTTGTAGTAATAGACGGTCTGCCTGTAGATGCATTAATTGCTGCAGATGCACCATAAGTCAGGTCATTGGTAACAACCTGATTAATGCCGAATTCCTCGGACAGATAATCAGCAAGAGCTGCCTGTCTTACAAGCTGACCGACACCGACAGAACCGTTAATAATCATCTGAATATCTTTGTTACTGCGCAGCTTATTGATCATACTGCGGGATGTAAAGACACCAGTAATAATAACGCCCTGTGCAGATGCGGCATCAATGATGTCCTGAATCTGAGACGGAATATCTTTTGCAGCGCCCGCACCAAAATCAAGCGTAAATGCTTTGTTTGCAGCCGGAACACCATAATCAACTGTCAGGTCAAGGTTGTTTTCCTTGATAGTAACAGTGCCTGTAGCAAGCAGCTCGTTCTTAGCAACCTTTGTCCGGGTTACAACCTGTTCCGCCAGACGTACACCATCATTAATAACATAATCATACAGTGCAGTATCGCCCTGAACCCCGGAGCGAAGCAGCGCCCGCATGCGCTCAGACTGATTGATCTTAACCTTAATCAGGCCTTTCTCAATATTGTGGTTATCAATCGGCACTCTGAAAGTGGTCTGTGCCTCCGTATCAAACCCATGGAACTGAGCCATAACAGGAATCTGATACTCATTAGCAATGGTCTCCCACTCCGCAACAAGGTTGTCCGTTCTCTGATCACCAAACAGCTGGTCTGCCGGGTCATTCGGTCTTGTTACCTGAAACGGAATATCAAGCCAGTCGGTTTTCGGCACGAAGCCAAGCATATTATTTTCCCATGCAATTCTAGGCATTGCTATTTACCTCCATCAATCAAGAATTAGTCCAGTTAGGACGTGTTACTGCCGGAGCAGTCGCGACAAACTTAAATCCTTTTGCCTCAAGCGCTGCCTGTACGCCAGACGCCGGAGCTGCCGGGAGTCTGTCCAGATACACAGTACCCTTAAGCACTACAGAACCGGGCATATTGCCAGTTGTTACATCCACATCCTCATACACAATACCCTCGACTGTGCCGGAGCTGTTAGCCGGATAAAATGCACCCATCGGCACATGCTTAGAGCCGTCAGCGCCAGTAACAACCTGTGCATGATTCTGGTTAATCTGTCTTGTTTTCCGCTCACATTCCTCATGAGCAAGGAAATATCCCGGAGCATAGACCTTGCCCTGAGTGCCCGCACCAATAAAACTCATTCTTTTTTACCTCCGTAAACGTTGTTATAAAACTTTGCAGCAACTTCAGCCGCACGGCTCTTGCCATCACCTCCGCCAGTACCTCCCGGCGGATTGTTTTCTTCCGCACCACGTTTCTCTTCTTTGACAATAAAGTCAGCCCACTCTTCTTTCAGGGAATCTTTCTTTTTGTCAGCGTCCTTGATCTTGCCGTCTTTGTCCAACTCAAGCGAATCAATATCGCTGATTTTCACAATGGAATCAATACGCTTTTCAGAAACCCCTACTTCCTTCAGCAATGTTTTGAATGCTGCAGCCTTAGCTTCCTTTGTCTGTCTGGCCTCCACATCTGCCTTATAATCCTCGTATTCCTGTTTAAGGTCTTCATACTGCGCCTTATACGGATTATCCTGATTCTTTTCAGCCGCTTCTTTAAGGTCGTCCAATTCCTTCTGGATTCCCGGAAGCTTTTCTGCGTCAGCCTTGTAACTATCCCGCTCTTCCTTCAGCGCATTTGTTACATTTGTGTGTGCATCAATGATTTCGTCAATTTTCTCGGACTCAATCCCCAGAGCCGCAAGAAATTTTCTAGTAAGAGCCATCTTATCCTCCTATGCTTCGGCAACATTACTTCGTTGTTAAGATGTTTAAAGAATAACATAAAAACCCACACGTTGCAACAGGTAAATTGTCTGACAATTTAGTGTAGGATTATCCTACATTTTACTAAACTTTCTCTATAGAAAATTTCTATATAGGGACTTTTCCAAAATGTATGATAATGCTACATCCTACACTAAAAAAAATAATAAAAAATAAAAATAAATATAAATATATATAAAAATAACAACCTGATTAACATAATAAATCAGGTTGTTATGATATAAAAATTATGTAAATTGTATAGAATTGTGTCTCGTGTCAGCCCTTCAATTCAGACTCAACAATGCGTCTGTATTCATCCACATGCAGCTGCACTGCCGGACGCAGATACGCATGAGGCGCACGCCTAGACGTCCCAAGTTCAACGTATGGCGCATATTCAACATTTGTACCAATGACCGCCCTAGTGTCGTCTGTAGCGTGACTGATGCTGTTCCTGAGCCGTCCTGTATCTACCGGGCAATACGCTTTTGCATTACGCTCTGCCCGCAGCCCGATTCGCTCAAGAGCACGGGCGATAGCTGCTTCAGCCTCGCCCAATACTTCATCCTTATGACTCATAAATTTAACGTCTGCCAATATAATCTGCCGCCTTTCTATTCACCTGACTGTTAATGATTTTCTTTTTTTTGTTTATACTGTCTTTAATGTTTTTGGGACATTTTGGCTTTGTGCTCCATCCAAACTTATTTAAATTTATCCATTCTTTTTCTTCTTCGGTAAAAATCATATGCATTAATACCATCTCCTTAGAAACTCCCCGAACGCACGACCAAATTCTGAAGTGCCTCCAGACGTATATTCTGCAAAACCTTCTGCAAACAATTCTGCGGTGTTTGTATTTGAATATTCAGAAGAGCCATTTAAGCCAGCAAGCGATCTCAATTCTTTTTCATATTGTTTTCGTTCTTCCCAGTATTGTTCTCTTGCTTTTGTGTAATCTTCAAACTTTTCAAAGTTTATTTTCCATTCATCACAAGTCATATGGTATTTATCACTTATTCTTGTTTCAATATATGATTGCACATTATGACCGTATTCATGCCTGACAAGAGAAGCAAACGCTCCATCACCTCTGATCAATGTCCCATCTGTTTGCTGTTCAAACGCTTCCATTAAGCCGTATTCGTAATCACTGAAGTAAGATGGATTAAAATTAAATCCACCATTTGCCGAAAGCAGACCATCATCTGTTAAGCCGATTCGGAAAGATGATGTTCTCATGCTTCCATCAAAGAACTCAAAATTATATCTTTTGATTTCAGGAAATCTTTCAAACATTTCATCAAGCACATAACTTGATTCATTAAATGCTCGTAAGTCAATTTTATCCAGAACTCCATTTTCGATCTTAATATTGTTTTTATTTGCCCACTCAAGAAAATCGTCCTTGCTTTTAAATCTATTAACAGACATTGCGTTCTGAGTAATTTCACTCATCTTTTCTTCGTATTCTTTTCTTTTAGCACGATACGCATTTCTTGCTACCTCAAATTCCTCATATGAATCATACTCATGTTTTCTTGGCCTTACTGGTTTTGTAATGTTTTTTGTACTGTATCCAGAATCATATTTATTTGCTGAATGCGTTTCTTTTCGTAATGGCGTTTTCATGCTCTTCCATTCCTCATATGTCATGCCTTCCGGCAGCCGAGAGAATCGCTCAGCAAGCATCTCCGCATCTTCCTTTGCAAATTCAGGGTCTGCGGCAACCAATGTACATCTGCAATTATAAATTTCCTCAGGCCGCCCTTCCGGGTCTCCGGGATATCTGCAGCCATTGGAAAATTTCCCGCCTATCTTTATCTTTTCACCGTCAAGCATCCTGTGGGATTGTCTGGTTCTTTCGTCAAGCGTTGCCATCCATTCCTGTTCTATCTTTATTCCCATCTCCTTTGCTCGCATATAGCTGTCCACACGCCCCCCATTTTCTGCGGCAGTGGTATATGTCCGAGCGTTACGGATTGCAGACCGCCTGTTCATGTCTGTTACCTTCTGCAGCCTGTCTGCAATGTGTGGGATGGAATCACCCGCAAGAATACCCTGCGATAATGCAGAATAAATCTTGCGCCGATTCCATACTTTATCTTTCGGGATATTAACGCTTGCTTTTGGCACAACCTCAGGATTCTTCCGCATTAATCGCACAACCGTGTCATGATCATATAAAGCAAATGATTCGCTTGCTTCCAGACCAAGCAGGCTGTCTATCTCATACGTGCCGTAATTGGCATTAAGCGCAAATACATCAGGCATCTGCCCATTAATCAGGCTTGTTGCTATCTGGTTTGCATTGCTCAAATCAAGCGATAATGTATCACTCAGGTTCAGCAATGCAGAAGAACTCATCATGGTTTTTGAGCGCCATTCGATATATTCAGACTGAGTAATCAATCCCTTTTTAAGCAGCTTTATTTGTTCTTTATCTGCTTTCTCGAATTTCTTCAGGGATTCTTTTGCTTTTTTCTTGACGTATTTCTGTGCAGATTTGTAATTCGTGTTAATTTTGTTTAACAGCATCTGCAGCATTTTATCTGTCTGAGCGTGTCCGTAATCCATACATTACACCTCATCTGTTATCTCTTCCTCCTGCGGCTCCTGTGCGCCCTGATTGCCCACAGGCATGCGCTCAGTGGTTTCCTCGAACATTTCATCAAGTAATTCTTCCGCCCGGTCTCCATCGCCAAATAGCTCAAGCAGTTTTTCCGTGACATAGTTTTCGCTTAGATACTGAGCGCCCTGCAGAAGAATCTGAACGTTTTCCTGAGTGTTCACAATCATTGACCGGGTAAATGTCGGGCTGTCGTCTATCCCGGCAATAAACAGGATATTCTGAAGGAAATCCAGAACGCAGTATTCATACATATCCGTCTTTCCGTTTAATGGCTCATATGCCGCCTTAATCTGAGTAGCAGTGACCGCGCCCCCGGAAATATTCTTGGTGTCCAGCGCCATAAAATCCTCATACAGGTCTGAACGCAGCCGGGTCAGCAGTGCTTCTCTGCTTGCATACGGAACGTCCATTGTATGAGACTCAGCCCTTGCCCCGTCTTCTTCCACAACAGCAGCTTTTACAGTTTTAATACGCTGCACAAATTTAACCAGGTCAACATCATCCATGCCGCCCGCATTCTGAATAATCCAGTATATCTGACTTGCATCGTCCAGATCGTTTGCAAAGCCTGAGCGTATCAGGTCATATGCATCAATACTTTCCCTTATTCCGACTAACTCAGACTGGTGTGCCGGATTGCCCCATAATGGCACAATCGGAAAGCCCGGATAATTCTCAAAATCATAGATTTCCTCGCCGTCTGCCGGAGTGCTGCGTACAGTAATTTTATATGGTCTTTTGGCGTGCAGCACTTCATTCTCGCCATTCCGCCATATATAGTCTGTATACCCGTCCATTTCGTAAAGCGTAGCACGCAACGGTTTGCTGTCGTCAATGCGCCAGAAGCGCACCCCCGCCTTCATTGCGCCGTCCTCTTCATCATACAACGGAGCAAATTCTGTCAGCCGGAATGTAACCATGTGGTCAAGATTCCAGAACCCAAACGCAACGCCATCCACAAGCGCATATCTGCCCAGTTCCTGAAGCCGTGCATCAAAATCCTCGCCCAGTTTTTCTGCCGTGCTGTTTTCCTGCCAAGTAACTCCATTACCCAGAAGATACTGATTCTGCTGCACAACAAAGCGGTTGAAGAAACTGGATGAAATTTTATGGTTAGCCGAGTAATTGTCCGGCACGGCCTCCCCCGCTACCGTGTATAACAGCTTTCTGTAATTAACAATAGTCTCATTCTGTTTCTTGTCGTATTTCTGTGCAGTCAATGCTATCCGATACTCGTCTGAGCGTTTGTGTGCGTCAATGACATTTCTGACAAAATCCATTCTTGCCCTATCATCATCATTAACCTTCAACAAGTCCTGATAAGTGATCATAATGTTCTCCTTGTTCTCTTTCTTACAATGTGGGTTGTCTTAACAAAATAACGGGTTGCGTCCATCAAGTGGTCATTTTCTTTTACTGGTTTGTCATTGGCTGATTTTGAGTCCCACGCATAGCCGGATGCCTCATTCTTCCAGTCTGTCAATTTATCTGATATTTTTACATAGCCATTATCCAAAGCATTTGCTGTTTCTCTTATTCCGTCTAATACTGCATTGTCTGCGGGCTGCACCTTGTACCTGTGATTGCGCCGCCTGAGAACCGCAATGAATGATGCTGCAGATGGGTCAATAATAACCCGTATTCTGTCCTCTACCTGTATATCACTGCACCATTCGTCTATTGCCTGTGCATATTCTTCATCTGTTTTCTGAGCCTTTTTATCTCGTCCAGAATAATAATACTCTCGTATACCGTACCATGTTTCACCTATTCTAGCAAATAAAAGCGCAGCAAATGCATTCATTGTTCCATAGTCCATTGCTATACAGTATTCTGCCGGAGTTTCTGCCGGAATCTCAGACACAATCGCTTTTTCATACATCGGAAAAACAAGACCCTCAGCAATACACCGCTCGCCCAGAATATCTCTCCGATACCAGATAGAGCCGGGCACATACTGCGCCTCTATTTCCTCCCTTCTTTCCGCCGTAATAGAATAATTGTCATCTATCGTAAAATGCTCATATTGATAGCCGCCCACATACTGATGCTTATATAGATCAATATAATCCTTGTATATTTTATGCCCCGGATTGCACGGGTTTAAATCCCACAGGACAAGCGGGCTTTCCGCAGCAACCTGTCTGCCGAATGCAACTTTGATAAATGATGTACGGCTGTCCTCAGAATCATAATGCTCATTAATCTCTGTAGCAATCCATAGTCCGTAAGAGTTACCCAATATTCTTTTATAAGCATCTGACTTTGCGCCGCCCACAAATATAACTATCTTTTCGCCTGTCTGAGTATAAACGTACAACGCCTCATTGTCTTTGTATTTCCCCCATTTGCATCTGCCCCGGAACAAATTCTCAAGCCCGAATCCGTTGCATACTCCTATATTCAGCTTTGCATTACCGATAGTTGAGCCTGAAGCAAGATGTATTTTATCCGCGCATGTTTCCAGATACATCGCAGCAATAATACAATGATCAATAGTTTTTCCAGAACGAATAGCACCCTCGGCAACATTCATTTTGTTGCCAAGGGCGTTCTTAATATATCGCTTATGCTTTGGAGAAAACTGTTTCCATTTGATTGTTTTAGATTTATTCACCATCCGCAAGCATCTCCGCAAGTGTTGACAGATCTTCCACTTCTGTAATTGTCTGCTCGATTTTGTCTGTCTGTCCTAACCAGTTCTTGCCCAAGAAAATAGCCATTGGGACTGAATGTTTTGATAGTTCAAACTGATTTCTGCGCAATTGGATTTTTAAAGCCATTAGGCTATTTTGTTCAGAATACTCTTGAAAAGTCACACCAAACTCACGCTTGCACCATCTGGATAATGTATCAACATTTGCAACTTTTCCCGTTTCATCCCTGAAAAACCAGCATATTTCTTTCTGATTGCATCCAAGCGCAACCAGATCAATAAATGCTTTTCTATCAAAATTTATAGGCGGTCTTCCTCTTTTTGCCATTGTTATTCTCCATTAAATTCTAAAAAATTAAGCATAAAAGCAACTTCTCTTCTCTTATTTTGCTTAATTAATTTGCGAATAGCAAGTGAAAATTTTAACGTCTGCATATTTTCAAAATTAGGCAATTTTGCAATTTTCCACCAAGAACTCACGTCTGGCAGATACTTGTTAATTCCCCAATCTTTCTTTGCTTTGTTGTAATACTTATATGTTTCATGCAATGCAATCAAATGAGATTCAAATGCTTCTGCCTCAGAACGATTGTCGCATTCAAAATACTCAACTTGCCAACATCCATCCAATGCCCAGCTATCTTTACTCGCATGCGCCAGCAATCGTTTTTCAAGATTGCTTTTGTGTACTATACCAATATATTTTACGGTTTTGTCCTCTAAGTCAATATAACGATATACGCAAGGATTTCTATCCAATTTCACCCCTCCAAGGTTCATGAATTCTGATTTCTCCAGTGCTCGGAATTAGCAATAATGGCGGAGTTTCAAACACTTTTGAATCAAATAACGCCTTATATGCACTGGAAACAGTCAGTTTTTTATTCGGATTTACAATCATACTTGTCCAGAAATCCACCTGGTCTTTATTCATACTCAGCATAATTCCCATTCGACAGCACGCATGCTGAAAACTACTGCTGCTAATACAGAAAACATGCGGAGTGCAGTTCCTCAGCCTGTTTCTCCAGCCACGTATCATGTCTGCCGTACTGTATTTATCAGGATCAATCTGCCAGCGCTCTTTATACAACGGGACATAATTCTGATAATCCAGATTATTAAACCCTAGCTGAAACATGGATGTGTAATTAATCCTGTCTAAAATATAACACAATTGGTTGATATAATCATCCCATTCCGACAAATCGTTATACCCGGTTATATGGAAAAACCGAAGAGAAACCTTCTCATGCGCAGCCTTTTGCAACGCCTTGGAAATATCATTTATCGTAAGCGGCTTTCCCATCTTTTTTCTTGTTTCATCTGTCGGGAATTCAATACCGCACCTGACAACTTTCCCTCCCTTTACCGGGACTTTAATATAATCCTTCAGCATCATGTCAAACGTTGATGCTCCCGGATCATTCTCATACTCGTTAGATGATACCATGATATGCAGCTTTTTCTGTTTCGCCATGCGCATAGCCTTCTGAATTCTCGCATGATCATTTACCTGATGCTTATGCGTCCATGACGTAAAACAAAAATGGCAGTGGTTTTTGCAGCCAGTACCGCCCCAGTAATAACACCGTCTGTTATCTATCTGAGCCAGCGGAACTGCCGCCCAGTCAATCCTCTAAGACGCAACGGGTAAAACATCGCCTCCCGTGTAGCAATGCGGAGAATCCAGTATTTCGTCCAGTGTTTTGCAGTCTGCCATATCGTACACTTCGCCCACCCAGACAGCATCGCAGTAGAGGATTGCTGACCAGAAATTATATGCATATGCGCCGCCCACAATCAGGAACTTGCCCTCTGCACGCTTGCGCATTTTCATTAAGTCACGGTACTCCATAACATCACACATGGAGAACAGGACTGCGTCCACTCCGTCCATGTCATGCACAACCTCATGCCCCGCATTTACCAGTGCTGTACGGACAACCGTATACGACAAAAAGCGGCTTTTGCTCTCAAAATACTGCGGGAAACATAGCTTCATGACAAATCTCCGTTCTTTAACGCCAGTGAAATAAACGCCTTTACTTTTTCCTCGTTGAGATTCCGGGAAATCTCGTATAATTCACTCTGATCCTCGTCAATATCACACATAAAAGCACCGATAACCACACGCAGCTTACTGCCGGACATCATGACCGAACCGCCGCCGTCACCCTCTCCCATGAAATCCTGAAAGTCAATATCAACCGGGTCTGCAAACCCGAACTGCTCCATGTCAAGGTCTGAGATGTTCTCCAGTTCCATGTCAAGAATATCCAGATCAAAATCTGTATTCATGGTCAGCTTGTTATGAATCAGCGCATATGCCCGCCTCTGTTCATCTGTCAGATGGTCAAGCCGGATAACCGGGACAGTATCTATGTTTAATTCATTGCACGCAATTAATCTGCCATGCCCCTCGATTATGACGTTATCTTTCCAGACGGCAATAGGGTCATTCATGCCAAACTGCTGAATAGATGCTTTTATCTGCTCGATCTGTTCTGCAGTATGGATTTTTGCATTATTTTCATAGGTTTTTAACTCACTTATTGGAATCTGCTCGATTTTTAACTGCATTAATTACCTCCAATTTGCTGTCAGGCGTACAGAAATGCGCCTAAAATCAATTATTTGCAGTTAAACCATAACATATACGCCAGAAAAATAAAACCCCTCTCGGGGCTTTATTTATGCGACATTTGCTCTTGTGATGATTGTCTGCTTTTTACCTTTATATGTGTTATGCTCCTTTACCGTACCTGTAACTGTCACCTGCTGACCTTCCTTAACGTCTAAATATTTCTGAGTCTTCCACACGATTGTATTTCCCGCATCATCCTTGAATGTGTATGCTGTGGAATAAATCGTCTTCCAACCAATGCTGTAACTATACTCATGTGCCCGCTCCAGTGTTGCTGTAACTGTGATTTTTTCACCTACACTGCCGACATACTCGGATGTGTCCTTTGCGGCTGTCTGCTGATCATTTGCCTCCCGGATAATTGACTTGATCTTTTTGGCATCCGCCAACTCCCACACATACCAATCATAATCATTCTTGCCAAATACATCTGCTGCGTTAATCGCTACTGTTGGATATGCAACCACTTCGTGATCTGCGTGCCATCCAAATACTGTGTCATACTTGAATCCGGCTTCCTTCAGCTGATCTTTGATCTGGTATGTATTGCCTAACGCTACGTATGTAACGCCTGCCTCATCGAATGCGTTGCGCTTGAAAAACTCGGCGTTTTTCCCGGATGCCTGCGCTTTGTACTCGGCAACCTTTTTCTGCCATCTTTTCTCACGCTGTTCCGCCAGTTTCTTTTCATATTCCGGCGTATAGATCTTGATAATTCTCGGCTTTGCCGCCCTTCCTGATCCTCCGCAATCGTAACATGTATACCCGGTGTAAATCCATGCCTGCGCTCCGCCCTGTCCGCCGCATCTGCGGCATGTGTAATCATAAAAATACTGCGTGCCATTTTTGTCTGTCTTGAATGGTGTGTTATCTCTGAATCTTGTCATTGCCCTGTCCTCCTCTGGAATCTGTGCGACTGATCTTTTAACTATCTTAATTATAACCCATTCAGTTATAAATGTCAATATTTATTTTTAATTTTTAATAAAAAAAATAAACCCTTGCGGGTTTATTTCTGAATCGGTGCTACCTGATCAATTGTGAAAAAACTTGCGACTTTTTTGTAAAATCCCTTCGCTGCCATCTTTGCATCTTCATCATCCTGACGCTCCGGCTGCTTCTTGTCTTCTTCCTTCTGAGCTTTCTTTTTGGCTTTCTTCGGCATCCAGATCTGGAATTTCGCAACTGCGTGCTGACCTTTCTGTACGATAAAACCTCTTTTTTTCCACTGATCGAATGTATAAATTTCTTCCGGCATCTCTACTGTGATCATGCCTTCCTCGGTCTTAACCTCAACCATCTCGCCTGTGCCTGCCGCCTTGATGATGCCTTCCTGCATTAAAAATACTCGATTGCTCATAATGATCTGTGCGTTTGTCATTTCCTTGACCTCCTTCTGGGTTCTGCCTCACTCAATTTCTATAGTTATTATAGCGCCAGCCTGCCCATATGTCAATATATTTTTTTAAAAAATATCAAAAAAATATAGACGGGGACTTAGCCCCGCCTATTCTAACTTAATCCTTTTTATCCTCCCGGAAAAGTCTTCCAGTGCTTCCTGGACTCCGCACTCCGGGCAGATCTCCGTCTGATTGTCCCGGCGGCTTATCGCCGGATATCCCCTGTATTTTTTCCCGCACTTGGGGCACTTCCTGATTTTCTTCATGTCACCATCCCTTTCCTACTGTCCTGTTCTGTGCAATATAAATTGCACCACTGCACTGCAGTCCGCTTTATTTCCACATTGTCAATGCTCCACCACTCGTTTTTCGCCATACGTGCAGTACCACGCTTATCTATTATTCCAATATTTTTAATATCTGTTTCGTCAGGATTTCCACTCAGCGTGCATACAACGTAGCCTTCCGGCACTTCACCATAATGATCTTCCCAGATCTTTTTCTGCAATGGTTTCCACCAAGGCTCCCTATAATTATGACCTCCGCTGCAGTGACCAGCTTCCCCATTACACGGTTTTACTTTGATGAATGCTCTACCGTCTGAATTATGCCTGATTGTGCCAACTGGTAACTCGCCATTTATAGATGGCTTGCCTTTTTGAAACGTTCCTTTGTTCCTGTGACCGCTCAGAACTTTCCCAGATGCCGTCTGTTGCCTTTTCTTTGGTGTTGGCGTATGAATTCCTAATGTTTTTGTTAAGTGCTGCCTGACGCATGATGCTGACTTGTCAGTATCAAATTCTGTATTAAAATCATTTGCTAATCTCACAAAATCACACTCGCAGCCCGTATAATTATCAGCAAGCCATTTATCCATGTGTGCAGTCCAGTGATTTGTGTTATGCCTCGTTTTCACAGACCATTTGCGGCGATGCAGCGACTGATTCATCTGATTTGCAGTTATGTTTGTGCCAAACAGTGCATTAAACGTATCTGTAAAGTGTTGCTGATTCTTCCATTCGATCACGTCCAGATTTTCTTTTATCCATTTTAGCTGTTCTGCTGTCAATCGCTTTCCTTTTGAGTCAAAACCAATACCACGTTTATACAATACAGTTGATATTGCGCTTTTTGACTGGTTTAACTCAAAACGGGAATTGAAAGCCTTTGTAAAGGCTTCCAAATTTTCCCATTCTTTCGCACGACCGTTTATCTCCAGCCATTGCAAGTGTTCTTTGGTGTACTTCATTTCTGTTCTCCGATAATATCCGCCAGTACGGATTTCTCAAGCGTTTTCTGCTGCGCCAGTGCTTTTTCGTACTCCAGAATCAGTTTTCCGTTATTGATCATTTGCTTTGCAACGCCCAGAACTAACCGAGTCTGCTCGTTCTCAATTGTGCGCTCCTCCGGGGACATTTCGCTCAGCGTTTTCTCGATTCTGTCTCCCATAACATCATGCAGTTCTACCAGTGTCATAAAATTTTCCTCCTGTTTGTGCTATATATCTGCATCCTTGACTCTGCATTTACTCGGGCTTGTCACCGACCTCGGCTGCATTAAGGCCGCCCGCAATGCGGGCTTTATATTATTTTAAAAACCAATCTCTCAGCATCCTGATTCTTGCCTTGGCGGATTTCATTGCATCCCGATAGTATTTGATCATGTTTCTCTCAGCTTTTATCATGTCTTTATCTTCGGACTCCATCCACAGCTCGACCATGGCTTTTCTGTAGCCGATTTCCTGCTTATACCATTCAATATCTGCCTTCAGCCCTTCGATCTCTTCCTTAACCTCCGCCTCTAACTTCAGCTCTGCCTCGGACTTGCTGTTGTCTACTAGCTTCTTGCCGTACTCGTAAATCTCGGCCTTGCTCATGTCGCTATTCATGTACATGACTTCAAGGTTCTTGTATACCTGATAGTTATGCTCGTTATCCTTGCATCCTGTGCCTTCTACAAATTCGTTATACAACATCTTTCTGACCTCCTTGATCTGGGTTCTTGCTGTTCTCTTGACACCTTAATGATACATCACTTGCCCCTATATGTCAATAATTATTTTTAATATTTTTTAAAAATATATAGGAGACGCATTTCTGCGCCTCCTAAAAAGGGGAGATATTGATTTGCCACTCAGCACTGTGGCAATGGGGACTACAGGTTTTGAACCTGTGCCGGGCTTCCGCAGCTGCCATATTTCCCGCTCTACCGATTAAGCTAAATCCCCATGCGCTCCGCTCGCCCGTACGGAGCATCGTCTGTATCTTGTATATCTTATATATTTGTGTGATTAATGGTTTCCTAGCCCCGTGGCTGAGCAGGGCTGCGGGCGAAGCACTTAGCAGTTCCCGCTGCATAAGTTATGCCCCTTATGCTAGGTTAGTCCCCGTGAAGGACAACGCTGCGGATAAGGATTTGCACCTTACATGTAAAGACTCCTGTCTAAACACCCTCCTATGTACACAACAACTCGGATGGCTCGTCTACCTATTCCGTCACCGCAGCAACTCATTTATCTTCCCGTACTGCCGAACCCGTTACTGCCTCGTTCTGTTTCTGCAAACTCTCGGACAATTTCGATTCTTGGAGTTTCAATTTTCTCAATCACCAACTGCGATATTTTATCTCCCTTTTCAAAAATATAATCACCATCACCAAGGTTGTACAGCTTCACTCTGATGCTTCCTGTGTAGCCGCTGTCAACCAGTCCTGTGCTTATGATATCATAGTTAATATTCAACCCGCTTTTGCTCTCTAGCTTACCTGCGTAACCCTCCGGGATTTCCACATGAACTCCCGTGTCTACAGTAATGCTGTCGTGTCCCGGTAGGAATAGTCTACGGGGAGTTCTTAAATCCAATCCTGCGTCATTCTCGTGCGCCCTGAGTGGCATCATGGCACGCTCGTCCAGCATAATCTTCAGTATCATTCTGCTACCTCCAGTTTTTTTAATCTACATCTGCGAATCTGTATAGACTGAACTGATCTTTTCAGTAACACTGACAGTTCCGTATCTTTGATATCATGCCTTACAACCAGTTCATCTTCAGATTCAGTCCAGGCTTTCGGCTGATACAAACAAGACCCCGTGCGCATCCTGTAACGGCGCTTTTGCTGTTTGCGTGTATTCTTGTACTTGCTCAGGTCTTTGTATTCCGCTTTCCGGCAACTCACTCTATAACCTCCAATTCCGTTTCAACCGGGATTCCAAAATGGTTAGCCCGGATTACCCAGTCTGCCCACTCGTCTGCACTATACTGAAACGCCCAGCACCTGCCGTATCTCGCAAACATCTTTTTTCTGGCCTGTTCATATGTCCCATATATTTTAACATACTTTCCGGCATTTGGCTGCCCGCATCCGAATGTAAAAACTGAATACTCAGACTGACTCATTCCTGTTCTGCCCTCCGATCATGATATAATTCAGCGTCTTGCAGCTGTGACACTTGACTTCTATGGCGGGCATGGCCTGTTTCTCAGACCACGCCCCGACTGCCTTGCCTAATTTATGGCTGCACTGCCCACATCTAATCCATCTATCTTTATCAATCCTTGCTCGTGCCATTCCCCAGTACCTCCTTGACATGATCTTTATCCATCTCCAGTATTTTCGTTGCTGTCAAAAATACTGTATTATCTCCGAACAACTGCTTGCCAATATTCTTTAAATGGCTGTCGTTTTTGAACTCGTAGCTCAATGCATGTCCGTATGCAAATCTGTATCTGCCTCCCGGTAACTTGCTGTACCAATCAAAACCAATTACTCGGAAAAATGCCGTATGGGTTAATGGGAAACTGACCCGCTTCAAATCCAATGGCTTTGATGCATCCTTGACTTTGACAACCAACATATCTGCATCTTTTTCATCTGAATATGTCTGGCATGCATACAGGTTGAATCTGTAACCCTGACGCTCCAGTTCTATGATTGTTCCCAACAATGTCTGCCCAGCCTTAATGATATCCTCGCTTGACGTTCCGCATGATGCAACCATATCATAGTAAACATCTACAACCTTTGCCTTAATCGGCTTCATGGTCATGTTGATCATGCTGTTCGGAACTCCCTTTAATGCCAACGGTACAACCGGGGAAAATCCAACAACGCTGTTCTGAAATGCAAACCGCTTGGACTCCCCGGTCTTCCCGGCTTTGAAAACGCCCCGCATTTTTTCAACTGTCGGCTGATACCCGTCATGCAACAACTGCAATGCTTCCTCATAGCTGCCAACTCCATCCCAGTTATCATAGTCTGACTTGTTTTTCATGTCATGGAAATTGCTGCTTGTCATGCTGCGGGTTCTGCATTTGTCCACAACCTCCATTGCTGATTCATACCGCTCGATATGGAACTTATACGGCTTTCCATCTGGCCTCTTAACCTTTGCATCTCTGATTACGCTCATGTCCTGACCTCCTGTCTATGGGTTCTTACTTGTATCTTCTTACATCATATACCACTTTCCGCACAATGTCAATATTTTTTTATAATCATTGACGGGGCTTTATGCCCTGTCAATGACCTTCTTCAATGCCTTTTTGTACTTGCTGTCGATCATGATTTCTTTGTAAATCATGTTCATGTCGTCTTTTTCCATGCCCTTTGTTAAACATGTCTCAATGGCTTCATCCAAATCCAAAATCTGCGCCATCTTTGCAAGTCTTCCGATTGCTCGATATGAAACAATGACCTGCTGACCTGTCTTCTGTGCTGCCTTGCGGAATTCCCTGCAGAACCCGGCAAGTTCTGTATCGCCATTTGCAACTGTGTTCTCAATTGCCTCGGAATAATCAACCTTAACAATTGCGAATCTGTCTAATGATGCTGCATCCAACTGGTTACGCCCTACATACTCGTAACTTGCGCCCTGTCCTGTGGTATTGCCTGCCGCAATTACCTTAAAATCTGGATGTGCTTCCACATATCCAATTGGCGCCGGGAAATCGAAATATCTGTTTGCAATCGCTGCATTCAGGATTACCAAAACCTCCGGGATAGATGCATCAATCTCATCTAACATGAATACTCCGCCATTCTTGAATGCTTTGTAGAACTGGCTTTCCTGATAATTTCCCATCGCATCAGTAAAACCTGTCAACTTGTACTCCTGTGTTACTGCATTTGTGAAATAGAAATCCAAACCCAACGCTTCTGCAACCTGTTTGCACAATACGTTCTTGCCTGTTCCAGCTGCGCCTGTCAAAAATACTGGCTCATCATTTGCAACGAATTTCAGAACGGTTTCAAATTTCTCGTGCTGAATTCCCTGCATCGGAACTTTCTTGCCATCCACAACTGTTGTGATGTGGCGCTCGATTGTTCCATATTCTTCCTTAATGAAATCCCGGATTGTCTGCTCCACGCCGCTCATGATCTGGGCTTCGATTTTCTCGGACTGGGTCTTTGCAATCAATCCAACGACTGCCTGTTCCAGAATTCCCATTGCACTGCCGACTGCCTGTTCTGTAACAACCGGGGCTTCCTGTTTTACCTCAACCGCTTCCGGCTCGTTTACAACGAAATCGTCCAGACAATCTGTAACGTTCTGCTGTGCCTCTGTCGGATGCTGTGCAACCCATGCCCGGATATGATCCTTAACGGCTTTAACATCGCCCTGTGCCTTATCCAGTGTGACGAGAATTCTGTTCATGTTGCCCATCGGGTTTGTATCTGAACCTGATCTGAATGATGTGCCTGCCTGCAGGTTGTAGAACTTCAGGATCATGCGCGCTGTTTCTTTTTCGTTATCTGTATACTGTTTCATGTTGACCTCCTTGTATATGTGGGTTCTTGCTTGATCTGTCTTAATAATATACCAAGTGCAGCTAAATGTCAATAACTATTTTTAATTTCTTTTAATTTCTTTTAATTATTTTATGTTGCCCGCCCTCAGTCGTTTCATGTTGCGAATTCCGTAAAACATATAGCCCCGGTACATGGCATCTTCCTGCCGCTTCTCAGAAATCTCCCTGTTCTCTTTTACAAATAATTGATAAGCGGCGCACTCATCATGGAATACGCCGCAGCCTTTCTTTTCGCAGTCTTTGCATGGATTACTCATCTTTTTTCACGATCTCCAGTTTATATCCAAAATAATCAAGCGCTTTAATGATACTGCCCAACAAATAATTATACTGTTCTCCCATGGTCAGTCTGTAAAGGGTCAGGGAGGACATTTCCATCTCGTCAGCAAGGGTATTAAAAGATTTTCTCGATCTGTCTTTTTCTTCCATCATTACCAGTGACAGTTTTTTAATAAACTCAAGCATATGCATTACTCCTTAAAATCTGTAAATCTGTACTGAAAGCCTCCAGCGCCCAGTCCTCTTGCATAATCCGTAAACTTTATGTACCTATAGAAAACGCCGGAACTGTTTCTTCCCTTCTCAGGAAGCTTTTTCGTTATTTCAGTGCTGAATTTCTTGGAACTCATCTCATACTCATTATTTTCCTTTGCCCATCTGATATAGGTTTTAAACAGTTCACTTGCACTGATCTTTTCCCCGCATTCGTAATCAATTTCAATGCACTGTTCCACGAAGCTTGCAAGCAAATCCATTTCCTGTTTATATTCCTTAACTGCAGATTGTACGCATTCGGGTTCTTGAATTCCCTCCTGTCTCCATTTAATGCAGCCCTCTACTGCCCACGCCAGAATCTGCGGGAACTCAGCACGCAGTTTGTATTTCAGGTTCTTATCAGGCTTTTTGATATTTACCTCGAACGGAATCAACTTGATTCTGCGCCAGATACCTAAATCAGTGCCCCGGATGATAGGCTTATGATTTGTTGCAATCCAGATTTTAAACTCAGGCGTATACTCAAATTCATCTGCATACAAAAACCTGCAAGTGATCTTGCTTCCGCCAGTTAATTGCTTTAGCAGTCCTTCGTTCAGCCGCACTCCTTCAGTCGGTTCTTCAGATGTGACAAACCTGGCTGACTTTAATCTGGCAATATCTGAGTTCGCTCCATCGCTCCCCCATCGCTTCATCATAATTGTTTCGGGCTGAGCATTTGCCGCATAACCGCCGAGCATGTCTGCGAGCGTGTCCAGAAACGTGCTCTTTCCATTGTTTCCTATGCCGTATAGGAAATATGCACACTGTTCTTCGTTTGATCCTGTAAGTGAATATCCTATACATTTTTGAATGTAATCCTGAAGTTCTTTATTGCCGTTTGTTACATCATTTAAGAACTTTAACCACATTTTAGGAACTTTTTTGCTCGAATCATACTCGGTCAGACACAGCTTGGACATCATAAAGTTTGAATCATGCGGAATTAATTCGCCGTTTCTCAGGTTTACGATACCATTTTGACAGTTTAAGTAATCAATATACCTGTCGAAACTGTCAGGACTTGCCGGAATTCCCTCCAAATGCTGACACTCTTTAATCATCGCTTCCTTGCCTTTGGAACTCGCAGTTCTGTTTGCCCACTTAAACAGATCTGCCTGAGTCTTCTCATCCTCTTCCTGAAACGCCTCCCGCTTGATATCATCTACAATAACATCTGCCAGTTTCTTGATCTCGCCAGTATCATCCATGCGCCAGACTTTTCCGTCCCAGAAATACCACTTTTTTCTGTTGTAGGAATATCTGATTATTGTTCCAAATTTATCATAAAGCCTGTGCGCATTCCCGGTATCGGTCATATCATACTGCTTTTTTGGCGTTTCCAGTCCCACATCTCCGTTCTTAAATAACGCAAATGCAAGTTCTGTATCGTCAGCATATTTCTTCGGCTCGTATACCTCAGTTGTTGATGCGCATGCCTTGCCGATAGTGATTGCACCATAAGTTTTTCCTGCTCGTTTGCTGTCCCATTTGTCCCGCATCAACCCAGATGATCTGAAGATTCTGTCCATCTGTTCTTCGTTTTTCTGCGTCCAGAACGCCAACTGATTGCATAACGCAATATCTGCCTCGGACTGCGAACTATAAACGCCCTGCCAGTTCCCGGAATATAACAGATTAAACACATAGCCGCTCCTACAGTTTCTTGCTTTATCAATAATTTCCTGATCATCCATATCAATCTGCACAAACTGCCTTGCTGCGGACGCATTCGGAATACTTGACGGTAAATACTTACTGTGAAGTACCTTTATAGACTCAGTGCAATCCTGTATTTTGGTGTACTTCTGGTTGTACACATTGCCTGTACAAATAAAGTATCTGCCGGATGAATACATTTCAACATTGCCCTTGCGTCTTGCTCCCTCCGGCAATTTCCCTTTGCATATAATATGGATTCCAGACCCGCTTTTTGAGAACTCGGCATAGCTTTGCAATGTCTCCACAAACTCATCACAGAAATCCACATTATCTGCACAGTGGTCAAGGTCTACTCCGAAGTATCCATTTGCAAACATAAAGCCAACGCCATCAAATTTAAAGGTGTCGCATGCCTTTACTGCCTGAGCGAACGTGCCCCAAGTTTTTGGATTATTGGACTGCGCATTTTTTCCTGTTGCGGGATTTTTCGGGATTTTATCCTGACCCACATAACACACCCACTGGTCAAGGTCTTTTAATTCCTGTGGAAGATTATCAATTCTCGTCTGCATCCTGTCCCTCCAACTGATCTAAAACCCCGGACAGAACCAACGCAGTTGCCTCACAGACAAT